ATGTTATACGGATAATCAAATATTGCTGCCAAATAAGCCGGTGTCAGTTGGCCTTGAATAGCGAAATGGCACCATATGCTTTGATGATTCCAATTCTCGTAAATGACTCCTGCAATAAGTTCATCATTTCGTTTTAACCCTATCGCGTTGGCTCTGGTTTCTAAAAAACCATAATCCACACGTTTTGCTACCCAATGGCCGACATCCGGCCCCGATACTATATCCCTGCCCATCCGGTCTGATAAACAACGTCAGTCGATGCCCACTCAATTTGCAACCCGCTGGATGCGCTTTTAAGCTGGATGGATCCGCAGTAACCAAGCCCGGTAACACCTTGCCAGTTGTTTGTAATTTGTAAACCAGATCCCCACAATGCAGAATCCCACGTTCCTGCATCCCATAATCCAACAGCAGATGCCGATGCCGAAATAGGCGCGGTTGTATCATCAACGTTGAAATCTACGTTGATGCCAACAAAAATAGCAGGTGCGCCGTTTGTAAATATGCTGGGCCGCGCCCTGGTAAAATACTTTTTTACGCCTCGGCTGTCAAAATAGTTAAATGCTTGGAAAACATTTGTTGCAATATTTGATGTGTTATCCACGTAGGTGTCGTCCCACGCCTTGACCACCACGCCGTTGCCACCGTAATAAGGATTATCGTTGTAAGTTTCCCAGACGTTAGCCGTCCAGCCTTGAAACTGTGCCCAGCTCGTTGTAATTGTGTTCATCACGTATTGTTCTTGCTGGCCCTCTGCGATCGGCACATTGATCCACACGGCATTTCTGCGAGCGTTATAGTAGACCTGCCACCCCACCGCAGCGTGCGCGCCCCCGTAGTTAATTATGGCTGCTGTAATGGCGCCCTGTATCTTGTTTGACAACGCAACGCGAGGATCAAGCCTGGATGATTGCAAGCTCTGCGCCATCGGCATCAGACCGTCATAAGTTAAGATCAGCAGATCGCCGCCCCACTTCAGCATGGATCGGTTGCCGATTGGCGAGCCAAGTTTCCAAACTCCGGTAAGCGCCCATGTAGCATCGCTGGCCGGATCTGTGCCTCGATAAACAATAACTTCGCCGTTGCTGGTAACAAACACTAAATTGTCATCAACCCCATAACCCGCATCAATTGTCCACGTATCCAGATCTACAAGTTTGCCGCCGAATTTAGCAATTGCCGACAGATCAAGCACTTGTGCAGCTCCGCCGACTGCACTGGTCGGCAAGTACCACGCTTTAAGCGTGTCTTTCTGGATAAACCACAAACGGTTTTTAAACAGCGTTACATTTGATAGAGTTGTCGTAGTCACGCCGGTAATGGCTGGCGTTGAAGCAGCATCAATTGCAACCCAACTTGTGCCATCGTACAACCGCGGCTTGTCCACGCCATTCACGGCATATAAATAAGTGCCGCCGGTCGTCGTAATGTTGATGTATTCCCAAATTGCATTGGTCAGGCCGGTAACGCTAGTTGCTGTTGCAACGCCTGCGGTGCTGGCATCATAGAATTTAAGGTCCGGCGTGCCTACAGCGGCAAACATCTTGCTGCTGGTGCTGCCGTTGTAAACCATGATGGTTTGCACCTGGCCTGTCATGCCGGTAGCCCAGTTTGTTGAACCACCCCGCAGCACGCAGTTGCTGATTGTCGGAAAAAAGTTAATTAGTTGAACCGCATCCAGCGGCTCCATGTTTGCAATGCTGTCGCGGGCATTCCAGCCGCCAACAGGAGCTGGAACAGACGCTACTCGCGCCGCGTTGCCCTGCACCAGTTGGTTAATTTGGGCCATAGCCGGAATCCGGTATGTTGTCGTATCCGATTAACACAGTGCCGGGGCGCGGTGCAAAACTCAGATTAGCAGACGACATATCTAGCGCCATTGCTGCTTCAAGCTCATACATATAATTGCGATACATTGCCGTAGTATCAAAGCCCTTGGCCTCAAAATACTTTAGCTTTGTGGACAGCACCATCAGGCGATCAGGGTAGATCGTTGTGTCGGTGTCCACCGTAAAGCTGGTCTTTACGGCGCCAGCGGCAGAATTAGCCCAGCCGTTTGATCTGTATTCATAGCCAAGATATTCAGCGGCAGAAGTGCCTGGCCATATCTGGAAATAAGATCCCAGCAGGCGCCAGCGAATCCGCGGCCCGGTGCTGATGTAACCTGAAAGCAACCATTCCCATTGCTGGGCGTCCTCTGGCCCCAGCATTTCCCAATGCTTGGATTTGTCCCACATACTGCGCGGCACTAACGCCTCGTAGTCGCTCGGCAAGTCATACTTCATTTTCTGGAAATACGCAGTAGCAGAAGCGCCGCCAGCGGACGCAAAATCTTGATCTACAGTTACCTGCGTTCCGCTATCAACAGAAGATATAAATGTGTTCTGGTTGATACCAGTTCCTTGCACTTGGTAGGTCGTGTCCAGCCCCGTAGTGCTAGGAATGCCGGTAATCGTCCTGGCTGCGGTCGTCCAGTTGCCGGTGGTTGTCAGGTATTGAGTATAAAAAGCTTTTTGCTTCGTCATTGCGCGCCAGTTGTGGCGGCGCAGCAGCTCGTAGCCCGTCGCGTTCATCAGCGCAAGAATTTGCGTCACATCTTGATTGGTATTGCCAGCGACATACACCGGCGCCGAGACACCTAGTTCGTTTGTGACTTGCTGCACCAACTGGAGCATTGTGCTGCTCATATTTACGCCTCTTTGCGCGGTCTACCGAGTTTTTTAGTTGCCATCAACATCGCCATTTGCTGTTTTAATTCATCAAGCTCGCGGCGAGTAATCTCCAGTTCGGAAGTGTTTGCGGATTGGTTTTTTCTGGTCAAATACGTTTTTGCTCTTTCGCGCAATCCAGCACCGCCCATGCCGATGCGCTGAAGCTGGCTGTCTGAAGCTGTAGCCACTTGCTCGACGGTCTGGAATTTAAGGATTTGAAGTTCGGCCATTTGATGCAAGCTGAAGTTTTCTTCATCGTCCGTGTTCCATTGCTGCAACAGCGTTCCAATAACCGGCCCATCGCCGCTTTGCATTTGAAAATGCAACCACTGGCGCGGGAATCGTTCTTTATGATCTTCCCTGACCGGCTGGTCAACAACGTTTGTTTTATCACCAGGAACAATAATTCGCACAAACGGCGTCGGGCGATCTTTATATGGCTTTTGGTCGTTGGTATAAAACTCAACATGTAAGTGCGAATCTGCATTGTTGATGTCGCTGTCTAAAGCCATTTTGTGTTCTCCTGTGGGGATTAAGTTTTAGTGCCGTTGATGCTGTACCACATGGCATTAGACACAGCAAAAAATATACTTGTGTGATTTTGTGCGATAGATGCCGATGTAGTTTGGTTCACCGTTGTTGCGGTTTCGTACGGATAAACTTTGATTGTGTGTGCGCCTGAATTGGCAATAAATATCGTTTCCCCCATTTGTGTAGGCGGAAGCAATACGCCAGTGCCGGAAGCCGCTGTATCAACAGAGTTGTAAATCTTCGTTAATTGCAACGCATCAGCTCTTGTCGAACCCACTGCGGTCAACCCATCAACGCCGTCACCACAAATGGCAACGGTCATCAATGATGACGCACCTGCACCCAAAACCCTGGATGGGATTGTCATTTTATATTCTTTGAGTTAATGGAAAAGTCATGGCTTTCGCCATTGCATGTAATAAACCTGGACCGCAAACTTCAATTGTTACATCATCTTCGGCAAATTTACGTGCAAGTGTTTGAAAATCTCTTACTTGCTGGCACATCCACGGTGCTGCTTTAAACTTTTGTTCGTGGATTGTAGCCGTAATTACGTTTTCACCGTCGTTGGATTCTTGTTTGTAAGCATGGTGTTCTCCTTCTGAATAACTGGAATCCATGCCAAACAAGTAAATTTGCCGATAGCCTTTTAACTTGGCAAGAATCATCGCCAACATGCCAACCGTCGTAAAACCGCCCATAAGATGTACAGGGCGCTCGCGCTCGCTTTCCAGATACTCGTAGACCCCTTCTGTCTGAACGTGCACCAGATCGACGTTAAAGTTTTCTAAA